GACGCAGCTCCTCCAGCCGCGCGCGGCTGTCGACGCCGGCCTGCTGCTCGGCCGCGCCGACCAGGCCGGGGCGGATGCTGCCGCGGCGCACCGGGGCACGCAGGCTGTCGCGGCCATCGCCCTCGCTCTCCAGCCGGCCGATCTGCGCCGAGAGCGCCTCGGCCTGCCGGCGGAGGCCGGCGAGGCGCTCGCCCTCGCTGAGCAGCCCGGCGCCCTGGCGGACGCTGTCCACCGCGCGGGCTGCGGCCGAGAGCGCCCGGGCCAGCGCGTTGGAGAGGCCGATGGCGCGGTCGAGCTGGCCGAGGAAGTTCTCGGTCGCCGCCGTGAGCTGGCCGAAGGCGCGGCCGAGCGAGCGCGGCGCCTTGTCGAGCTCGGCGCCGAGACGCTCGGTGGCGCGCAGCAGCGCCGGGAACACCCGCTCGGCGGTGAGCCGGCCCTCCGAGCCCATCTGCCGCAGCTGACCGATCGAGACGCCGAGCTCGCGCGCCAGGCCCTCGGCCAGCAGCGGCATCGCCTCGAGGACGGAGCGCAGCTCGTCGCCCTGCAGCACGCCCGAGGCCAGCGCCTGGGCCAGCTGCAGCGTCGCCGAGGAGACCTCCTGGGCGGAGGCGCCGGAGACGATGGCGACGCGCTGCAGCCCGCCGACGAGGCGCACCACCTGGTCGGAGGTGGCGCCGATCTCGCGGGCGGCGATGGAGAAGCGCTGGAAGGCGTCGACTCTCTCCGAGACGGCGACGCCGGTCGAGAGCGCGTTGCGGTACAGCGCCTCGTAGACCTGCCCGGCGCGCGCGACCGAGCCGGTGGCGTTCTGCAGGCGCGACAGGCCCTGGGTGAGCGCGTCGCCGGCCTGGACCAGCGCCCGCGCGGCGACCGCCACGCCGGCGATCTGGATGCCGCGGGTGGCGACGTCGAGCAGTTCGAGGGAGCGCGAGGCGCGCTCGGCGCCGCCCTTGATCTGGTCGAGGGAGCGCTGGCCGGTCTCGCCGACCTCGCGCAGCCCGGCCTTGACCCGGGCGGCGTCGTCCAGCGACAGGCGGACCGAGACGCGGCGGGTGGCGTCGGCCATGTCAGGTCGTCTCCCCCTCGCGGCGGGTGGCGCTGCCCTCGGCCATGCCGATGCGGATGGCGAGCAGCAGCTCGGCGGCCGCCCAGCCGGACGCGCCGAGGTCGCGCGCGGCGGCGAGCGCGCCGCCGATATCGAGGCTCAGCCCGCCCATCGTGGCCTCGGCGCAGGCCGTTCCTGCGGCCCATACGGCGGCGCCCTCGACGCTCGCGGGGGCGTGGGCGGCGTAGGGGCAAAAGGCGCCACAGTCGCGCCCAAGGGCCGCGCAACCGCGGCAGTATTCGGACCCGCGCCCGAAGTGCCAGGCGGCGCGGGCCCTCAGCCGTTTCCCTCGGCGGCCACCGCGGCGACCGGCGCGGTGGCGCGATCCCAGAAGGCGGCGGCGATGTCGTCGAGGTCCATCAGCCGCTCCACCGCCTCGGGCGAGAGCGGCAGCGGCTTGCCGGCGGCGTCGCCCACCCCCTCCCAGGCGGTGACGGCGTGGCGGGCCAGCGCCTTGACGAGGAAGGCGAAGGACAGGCCGCGCGCCATGTCGGGGTCGAGGTCCGGATCGGCGATGCGGATCGCGGCCAGCCGGCGCGAAGCGGCGGCCTGCGCCGCCGCCATGACGGCGGTGGTGACCGGCTTGATCTCGACGCGCACGCCGCGCGCCAGATCGATCCAGTACGGCTCGGTGGGGAGGTCGAGGGTGAGCATGGGCGGTCTCCGGACTTGAAACGGGCAGCCGCCATGTCAAAGTCTGACATGACGAGGGACAGGAGGGCGGGATGCCGAATGTCAGCCTGACGCCGGAGCTCGAAGGCTTCGCCGAAGCCTGTGTCGCCTCGGGCCGTTACGGCAACGTCAGCGAAGTGATGCGCGCCGCGCTGCGGCTGCTGCAGGCGCAGGAGGAGAAGCGCGCGGCCTTCGTGCGCATGCTCGAGGCGGCGGAGCGCGAGGCCGACGAGACCGGGTGGTTCGAGGTCGAGCAGGTCGCGGAGGAGATGGACGCGATCATCGCCGAGGCGGAAGCCAGGCGGGCGCGGGAGCAGGCCCGCTGAGCCCGACCGGCAGCCTTCGGGCAACGCCCGATGGGCGGTAAGCGCCCGGCGATCCTCTCGGCGCAGGCGCGTCGTGACCTTGCCGAGGCGGCGGCGTTCATCGCCACCGACAATCCTGCCGCGGCCCGCCGCCTGCGCGAGCAGGTCGTTGCGGCTGCCGTCCGGATCGGGGCCTATCCGCGGATCGGGGTCGTCCGCCCCGCCCTGGCGCCCGAGGAGGTGCGCTTCCTGGTCGTCCCGGACTTCCCCTACGTGATCGTCTATCGGGCGACGGCGGCGCCGCCGCGCATCCTGCGGGTCCTGCATGGCGCGCGCGACCTGCAGGAGCTGCTGCGTGACCTGCTCGGCGGCGCGTGATCCTCACGCATACTCGCTCGCCTGCTGCTGGTTCCGGAGCACCACGGTCATCATGCGTGTTGCCGTGGCGTTGTAGGCGGCGCGGAACGCGAAGCTCGCCTCGACGCCGGCCGGCCCCTCGATCGGGGTCTTGGCCAGCGCCAGATAGACCTCGTGCAGCGTGAAGGTCAGGCTGCGGTTCGCGTCGATCGTATAGCTGAAGGCAAACTCCGCCGGCGCGTTGTTCTGCGCCTGGGTGAGCAGCGTGGTGTCGGCAAAGCGCGCGGTGATCTGGCCGGTGGCGCGCGCGATGCCGGGATCCACGCCCTCGACCTTCCGATCGGCGCGGATGGTGCGCACCATCTCCATGCCGTTGGCGTAGGTCAGCCGCGCCCCCGTCACCTGGGCCAGAGCGGCGCCGTTCCGGCTGATCGCCCCCTGCGCCTTGTGGAAGGCGGTGTAGGCGGCGCTGGTCGGCGTGCCGCCCGCGCTCGAGGCGCCGCGCGTCGAGCCCTGCCCCATCAGCCCGAAGGTCGCGGTGGCGGGGCCGGTCGGCGAGAAGTCGAGCTCCAGCGTGTCGGCGCGCACGCCGGTGCAGAGGTCGTAGTTCGGCACGTCGGGGTAGCCGAGCTCGATGCTGTTCGACGGCAGCGCGGCGGCGCCCGAGCCGAAGCTGTGGACGAAGTTCGGGTCGGTGCCGGTGGTGGTGGGGGCCCCAAGCAGCAGGCGGAGCCAGTGGCCGATGTTGACGAGGTCCACCGGCACCACCGCCTGGCCCTGCACGGTGACGGTGTCGAGGAAGGGCGCGGCCGGATCGCGGCTGGAGCCCACGCCGATGACGTCGGCGTCGAGCAGGGGCTGCTCGGCGCCGAGGTCGCAGGAGAGGAAGGGCAGGCGCCGCCAGTCGCCCGCGGGCGCGGTGCCGTAGGTCGCCTCGGGGATCATGAGCAGGCGGCAGTTGGCGCCGATGGCACGGGGCATCGGGGATCTCCGGGATCAGCGGGGAGGAGAAAGGTCAGGCCAGCGGCGAGCCGGCGACGGTAAAGAACAGCGCGACGGGGACGGAGGCGGCACGGGCGGCGGCGGCACCCTCGACCTCGACGTCCTCGAACTCGGGCGCGCCGGGCTGGGCCCATTCGACCGCGCCGCCGAGGGTGCGGTCGGCGGTGACGGCGGCGGCGATGGCCACCAGCAGGGCGTCGAAGAGCGCGGTGCGGGCCGCGGGCGTCGCGCCGGCGACGGTGACCTCGACCGCGGCGCGATGCTCGATGGCCCAGGCGAGCGGCGAGAGGAGCGCCGTCTCCTCCACCGTCTCGCCATCACGGACCACGACCAGGCCACCGGGCGGCAGGCGCTGCGGCACGGTCTCGTTGCGAAGGACCAGCGGGGCGGGATGGCGCGATGCCAGCGCCGTCTGCAGCCGGCCGAGCAGCGCCGCGATCGCGGCCTCGCGCATGCTCACGGTGCGGCCCTGCCGCTTTCGCGTTCCCAGGCTGCCACGAAGCGACCCGGCAGCCGGCGCAGGCCGCGTTCGGCGGCGCCCTTCACGTCCAGCCGCTTGGCGAGCTTCACCTGCGGCAGCAGCAGGAACATCGGCACCATGCCACGGGCGAGCATCCCGCGCGCCCAGGCCTCGCGGCCCTTGCGGTTGCCGGTGCCGATCTCGGCGAGGCCGCCGGCGATCAGGCGGGTCCGGCGGCGCCGCCCGGTCTGCTCGCCCTGCCGCAGCGGCAGGCACCAGACGAAGCCGCGGCCGGAGCGGAACGGCCGCAGGAAGCCCTGGCCGGAGGCGATCATCTGCGCCGGCGTGACCCGCAGGCCCTTCTCTCCGCGGCCCCGGCGCCCGCGCGCCGCGTTGAAGCCGGTCGGGATGGCGAGGAACTTGCGCCCGCCCTTGGCGCGGATCAGCGCGCCGCGCTCGAAGGCGTCGATGACGTTCGGCACCTTGGTCCAGACCAGGCCGGCCGGGCGGAGCGACTGGCCCGAGCGGGGAAACACCTGCGAGCGCCAAGCGTTGGCGATGCCCCGCGCATTGCCGCCGAAGCTGCTGGTCACCTGCCGCCGCAACTCCTGCTTGACCTGCTCCGTCTCGGCGCGGATCGCCTGCATGGCCGCGCGCTCGCCGGCACGGACCTCGGCGGCGAGCTGTCGGCGCGGGTCGCCGACGATGCGCGCGGCGAGCCTCACGGCGTGCCGCCCCCCGGCGGCAGGCCGGTGCGGTGCCGGAGGATCGCCACCGCGAGGTCGTGCAGCGCCGCCTGGCCGAGGTAGCCGAACACGAAGGCGAAGAGGAACCGGCCGTATTCGTTGAACGCGAGGAAGCCCCCGAGGGCATAGCCAGCGCTGCCAAGCAGCGCGGCGGAGGGCAGTTCCCAGGCGAGGCACCAGCCGAAGCGCCGGCGCTCGGGG